ACGACCCTCGTGAGGAAGAAGATTAAGTTATAAGATAACCAAATCTTAAAATTCTTTTTAATTTGACGATACGTGTCGAGACTGCCTGAACAATCTTTTTCGATTCGTCATCGCTATATGTGCGACATAAGCTGTTGTAAACATGAACTGTTCGTGTTTTAAAATTGTCAGCTGTAACAATTTCGGGATAGAGTATGTTGAAATATCTAAAACCGTTCTTTCCATTAGCTAAGATGCTAACAGTACGAGCGATAACTCGCTCATAAATATCCAAATTCTTATCGAATTGGGAGTGCCAAACAATATTATGTAAGGCTAACTTAATATGAATATTCTTTTCAAAATTAATCCATATATGACCAAGAAATTTAAAATATCTTGGTACCTGCGTTAAGCAGGACTCTTCAGATAATACCATGCCTTCTGAAGCGTAGGCTTTGTCAAGCAATTCAAAATGCTTGCCAGTATCTGAAACAAAAGAAGGATCAAATACTAAATCATCACCACAAATAGCGTATCTTTTTGAAGATATTAACTCCGGAAAGTTAATGCTAATAGTGATTAAATGTACTAGTGTATCGATTAAGTTAGTGAAAACAGAACCTGATGGAACACCAGAATATTTTACAAAAGTTAGATCTCCTAACTTAGGGTGATTAATATAAACTACCGAAACGCAGAAATATTGACACAATTTAATTAAAATGTTTTGGTCAGATAATTTCTTTTGTTTAAACGCGATTGTCATAATCACAAATGCAGATATGATAAGCTGGGTGGATACCGTAGCATCGAAGCCAGATAAATCAGAACCTGCGACTTTACTTGATTTCGCAAAAATGCCCTTGAGCTGCGAAGAGTACTGGGCTCCAGTTTTACCTGTAAAATAGGGAGTTTGTTGCTCCGCTAAATAAGTAGATAAAGGATGAAACTTTTCTTCAAATAAAGTAATTACTCCACTGTAAATCATAAATAATCTGGTTTTAACAGATATTGTTGATTTAGGGTCATCGTAATCATCTGGTCGTTGTTGTACCCTGAAACCTGAAGTCATAGGATAATGTAACCATGTTGATGATTTAATATCAAGAAAATGAAGTGCATCTCGATAAAGTGACCATTTACACTTGGCTTTTCGTATCCAGTAGCCGAAGCCGCCAGAACTAGAAGGAGTAAGTTTGTCAACTGCTTGTCGCAATGTTAAAACGTTACCACTAAACTTGTCCAAATGTAAGGAGTGATAGACTGTGCTGCACGAACTAGCAAGTTGTGCGAGTCTACGCTCCTTAACCTTAATAAGGTAAGGAGTAGATGATTTATCTTTAAAACGAGAAACTCGCTTTGAAAATGAATCAATGTCTGGTTTTCTATCTTTCGATGTATCAACCATGTGTATAAGCCTCTTTTCAGTGAAAAGTTCTTTTGCTTGTGCATCAAATACCAAGTTTGGTAAATAAGAGTAATGCTTAGAACATCTCGTTTGAGCGTCAACAATTAAATCTTGTTCGTATTCCTTGAAATACTTAGAACGTGAGATAACGTGTCGTTCAAAAATTCTAAAAAGCTTCGAAAATTCCATCTCAAAAGTGGGAGTTGGTCCGACGTTAGTTGGTGAAATTTTAGAGTTCATAAAATCAAATAAAAGGATTAATACCTACCTTAATAGGGGAA